TCAGCCTCCGTTTGTGGTGTCTTAATAAGGCCTCCACCAATGGTCTTCTTTAGCTCTTCTGCTTCTTGTTTGGCCTTCTCCGCGTTTTCTGCCTCCTTTGTGTTTTCTGCCTTTTTCTTCTGCTCATTGAGTGATTCCTCAAGAACTTGACGAATCTGCTCATCCTCCGTTTCCTTCAATTCGGCTTCTTCAAGACGGAAGAGTTCCTGCTCAATGCGGGGGAACACGGCTCCCTTAATTGTGGAAATGTCATACCCTGTGATAAAACTGAGCGCTGCGTCAGTGTCCTCTGTGGGGGGTGGATCACCAGTATCCAACGCCTTTTGCAGACTCTGCTGGATGCGTTGGAGTTCATTAACATTACTCGGTGAAGGCTGATTCTTCTCATTACTGATGATGTCATCCAAGCCAGTAATGAGATGAAGTGTCTGTCGCGCAGCGGGCTTGAGATAGGGAAGTTGCTCCGCTACTTGCTGGAAAAGTTCGTCTCCAGCAGTTACGAGACTTTCCTCCTTGGCCTCTTGGAGACCATGATTTTCTAGGCTGGCCTTCATGGCTTCTTCTAGCATACGATGATTCTGAGAATCAATATGCTGGATTATGTTCGGCTGAAAGACATTCGCATTTACGACTGGCAGAGGGAGGCCATTTGGAAGGGGCATTTCATCCGGATGCTCAAACTCATAGCGATTACGACGGCGGGGAGGCATTTTTACTGCCTGCTTTCTTTCGCTACCTTACGGTCAATTTTTCGGCCTTGTTAATCTCCCATGTTGTTATTGGGGAAATTGCACTTGAATGTTCCGACAATGAATTTGTATGTAGAGAACTGATCCCCGAACTCGGCCATTTGTCTGAAATAATAGGATACCGCTCCAGCAGTAATAAATGCTCCGATACCCCAGCCCAGGACATTTCGTAGAGACTCTAATGTTTCATCGGAGATTTCAAAACCGGGCTTTTCTTTGTTTGCCGTGACTTTTGTTTCTGCTAGTTTAGCTGCCTTTTCTTTTGTATCAAGGTAAACCTTGATTATTTGGTCAATTATCAAAAGAATAAACATTGGGAAGACGAACTGTGCTTTCGCCTTGCTGGAGATGATAAAAATGGTATAAATGGATAATGTAATTAGAAAATATTCCCACATTGTTTTGGGATTTGATTCCTTGTCTGTCTCTGTAAGAACAATCACGTAGAAGGCTGTGACGAAGGCTAGAAAATGACGGGCTAAAAGACTTGAACTCATAAAGCGCTGAAAATCGCAACTTAACATGCCTTCAAAATACTTAGCTACCAGCAGAAGATAGAACAGAAATAATCCGGTTGTATACTCCATCTATTTAGGAGCGGTTTTTAAAAAATCACCGTAGATTTTCATGGCATTCCGCATGCCGGGCGTCTGATATTTATGGTACTTTGCCCGGAAAAACATGCTTCTAGCAGTTTGCCGTTGCTGTTTGCGCGTTTCTTTACGCAGACGTTTTAGCGTATTACGGGCTTTCTTTTCCGTTCCGTAACCGGCTTTGATTTTTGGGGGATTTGTGGGATTATTGAATATACCCATCTTACCATTCCTAAATATTTAATATTTACGAATGAGTTATAAGGATTTTTTCTAGCACAAAATCCAAACCAAAACCCTGCGGAGGTTTCTAATTGCTATACGCAAGTCCGCCCATTCCACTCATTACGCGGAGAACGTTGTAGTTCACGGCGTAGACGCGGACGCGGGCTGAGTAGACGGATGAGACCGTGTTGTTCGTCAGCGTGAGGAGGAGCGTGGCGTTGTCAATGCGGGAGAAGTTGCAGGAGCCTGAGGGCTGGTGGTCCTCCGGCTTGAGGGCGAAGGAGTAGACGTTGATGCCAACCGCCGGGATGTTGGTGTGGTGCTGGTAGGGCTGGACCAAGTTGAAATACTTGCCCTCGCGCTCCGTGAATCTGTCGTGGCCGTTGAGTTGGATCTTGGCAACAGCGACCGGGTTGTAGCCGGCGAGGCCGTCAACGCGCGTGAGGGAGTAGCCGGAGTCGAGGACTGACCGGTCCCACCAGTCGGAGTAGTTGAACGGCTGCATGCCCTTCCACGGGTTGACCGTGACGTCATCGCAGGCGACGAAGGAGTCGCGCTGAACGACCCACACAAGCTCCTTCGTCGGGTGGTTGAAGTTGAGCTTGATCTTGTTGTTGCTGGACGTTACAGACTCATCGCCCGTGAACTGGAGCTGCTCGATGAGGTACTCGTGGGAGACCTGGGCGAAGCGGCGGCGCTCATCCGTGTCGAGGTAGATGTAGTCTACGTAGAGGGAGGCGGAGACGAGGCCCGTGGAGGAAACGCGGTCGCGGATCGCGTGGCTCGCGGCTGAGCCCGTGACGTAGTCCCAGCAGAGATACTTAATCTCGTTCATCTCGAGGTTGATCTTAACCTCGTGATACTGGAGCGCGATGAGCGGGAGCGCAAGGCCCGGGTTGCGGCAGAACCAGAACTGGAGCGGGATGTAGAGCGTGTACTCCGGGGCGCAGTTCGCGATCTCGGCGAGGGAGTTGGGCTCACCACCCGCGCAGGCGTCGTCGCAGGTCTCACCGCCCTGGACGAGCACGTTAACGAGCTCCGGAACGTTGCCAACCATCTCGGCGTAGCCGGCCTGCTTGCCCGGCTCCTGCGTGAGCTCGTTCCAGATCTGGAGCCAGTCACCGTAGTGACGGTCGATGCGCTGTCCGCCGATCTCGAGCTCAACATAGCTGATGAGGTTGTGACCGACGTAGTTCAGCCAGCGGAACTGGGCGCCTGAGCCGTCCGTGCTGAGGAGCTGTACCTTCGGCAACGTGGCCTGGAGGTAGATGCGGTGGATCAAGTCGCCGTTGCGGCTGATCGTGCACGTGACACGCTTGCCGAAGTTGGCCGTGCCGTTGAACGTCTGCTCGATCGACTCCATCGCGAAGTTCGTGTGGCGACGGTATACCACCTTGAAGAACGTGATCTGCGGGTTGCCCGTCAGATAGATATCCTGCGCGCCGTAGGCTACAAGCTGCATTAGACCACCACCTCCCATTTGTTATATTCATCGCAAAGAAAATAATTTGGCGGAGGAGGGGGGTTTTCCAAAATTTTGGAGGAATTTTTAAGACCGACCCGGGGCAGGCACTCTTGCCAAAACCCGCGTTTCCGGAAAATCTCTGATGACATAAGGAAAAATGAAGGAAAGGACTTAGTTAATGTCCGAACAAAAGCCACTACACATGGTTTTACACACCATGGACGCTCCAAATCAAGAGGTCACAGAGATGCCTACGACATTAGAAGCCTTTCATACAGAAAAAATGCGAACAATGAATGATAAACGTGCTCAAGTTACAACATTAGAAACTAAAATTCAAGAGAAGGAAGCCCAAATTGATGCATTTGCCGGGGCTCTTCATTCGGATGAATATAAAGTTATGCTCGAAGAACTTCAAGATCTAGAACAACAGGTGGTTCGTCTACAAAAAGATGATGAACGACTTGATTATTTTTTACAAGTTGGAAATATTCTCTTTAATTACTACGATTCGCAGGAGAAGATTGCGTCGGGTCACCACGTTACTAGCAAAAAACCTGCTTCTAAGTTGCGGACGCCCCAAAACAGCGTTTTGAATTATTTTAACACTGACCCGGGGTCTGAGGAGCCTTCTCTTTCGCAGCCAGCCCCCCCGCTACAGATTGTTATAGAGCCAAAGAAGGTTATAAGAGCCCGGGATATAGAAGATTCTAATGGTCTTCAGCGTGACAAGGCGCTAGAGCGGTATCTGAGTATTATAGAACCCACAGCAATTCGTGGTGGAATCCTACCGGGGTCTGGCATAGAACCCGATTTTGGAGCGTGCCCCCATTGCGAAACAGAGATGGTTTTTTATCACAACGAGGCTACTCTTGGCTGCCCGGGGTGTGGCTATCAGGATTTCATTCTGGTGGATTCTGAGAAGCCTTCCTACAAGGACCCTCCGCGTGAAATCTCATATTTCGCATATAAGAAGATTAACCATTTCAATGAATGGCTGGCCCAATTCCAAGCCAAAGAAAGCACTGAGATTCCAGCAGATGTTTATGAGAATATACTGGCGGAAATCAAGAAGGAGCGCATTATTGACCCGCGCACACTCAAGCCGCAGAAACTGCGGGAGGTCTTAAAGAAACTCCACTTGAACAAATTCTACGAGCATATTCCCCATATCTTACATCGGATGAATGCGTTTTGCGCACCGACCATGTCGCGGGAGATGGAGGATAAACTGCGCTACATGTTTAAGGAAATTCAGCCGTCGTTCATTCGGCATTGTCCGCGTGGTCGCTCCAATTTCTTGTCCTATTCGTATGTCTTGTACAAGTTTTGTCAACTGCTGGAACTTGACGATTTCCTGCCGTGTTTTCCTTTGCTCAAAAGTCATGAGAAACTCTATATGCAAGATAACATCTGGCAGAAGATTTGTGTGGACTTGGGCTGGGAGTTCATCCGAACAATTTAAGTGCTGGAAGTAGAAGATGGCCTTTCAATACGGATTATCTGGGCCAGGTGTTTTAAACGCACCAATGTTTGATACTGTTTTAATTTATCTTAGTGGAATGCCTGCGCGAATTGAAGACTTTAAGGCAAATTATTTTAGATCAAATAATCCGGAGGAATTTGCTAAACAATATTTGAGTAATATATTTGCCGAGGTGAATGCTACAGGCGGATTAAGTGATATTGTGGGTGGAGATGGTGGAGGAGCATCAAGTGTTTTAGCGCAACCTGATGGAGGAGGAGGTGGTGGAGCATCAAGTGTTTTAGCGCAACCTTATGGTGGTGGTGGAGCATCAAGTGTTTTAGCGCAACCTTATGGTGGTGGAGGTGGAGGTGGAGGTGGAGGTGTAGGTGGAGGTGCTAGCGCAACAAACAGAAGACCAGTCAGAAGTATTTTGATACATCCTAACAGTGGAGTTGCAGGCCCAGCGGCTACTAATATTGGATTAACAAATGCGCAACTAAGAAGAGTTGAAAGAAGCTTTAAACAAGGAACGCGATTTGGTTCCGTAAATTCACGCAATGCACTTACTTATAATCGGAGAACGCCGGCATGGTTACATTTTCATAACGCAAGATACCCTGCTGGAAGAAAACTTTGGACACCAAGCCTGGCTGAAAATGTACCCCCTCAAGTACTAACATCAGAAGCAGCGCGTAACCAAGCTACAGCACTTCGTCAAGAGTTATACCCGCATGTAATCCATAATCCTGAAAACGAAGAAAGACAGAGAAAACGTCGTCGCACGCAAAGAAAACGAAAAAATCAAAAGACGCGTAAAAATCGGAAGCACTAATAGGAATGGCATTTCAGCATGGCGCAATTGGGATTCTTTCTTCCTTGGGTTTACCCAATACTGTGGCACGATCGCAACAGTATGAAATGGCTACAAGGAGGATTGGACGTAATGCGCGACGCCTAGCAAACTTTACAACTGAATATGAAAGATTGCATCATATTGGAAAAATAGACCCTGAAAGAGCAAATAATGCGAATGAATATGCAGAGGGCTATTTGAGACCACCAGCTCCTCCTGCACCAGCTCCTCCTGCACCAGCTCGTTCATATTCCGCAGTTGTTGGAGCTCCGGCTCATTTGTCTGATGCTAGCGTAGCAGGAGGTGACAATGTTCAAGAAGAAACTGAAAATGAAAATAGTAAATGGAGCGTAGTAAGTAGCAGAGGTGGTGGAGGAGGTGGAGGAGGTGGAGGTGGAGGTGGAGGTGGAGGCAGTAGAGTAATAAGTGGTAGAGGTGGCAATAGAGCCAGTGTATCTAGTGCTAGAAATATGTCAAAAGGTTTTTTTACAGCCACTCGTATTATAGATAAATCTGGTGGCGCTTACCAAGTTCAAGTCCAAATAAACAAGACTCAAGCAGGTGCTATAATTGGAACACGTGGAGCAACTCAGCAGGATTTACAGAAAAAAACCAGAACTGGTATTTCCGTCCTTGATGATAATATACTACAAGTGCGATCACGGATTGGAACGAAAGAAGATGTTGAAGAAGCCTTAAGAAGAATAGGTAATCTACTTGAGTCTCAAAAAAATCAAAATAGACGGATGACACTAAGAAAACGTAAGAATCAAAAGACGCGTAAGAATAGGCGATAAATGGACTCTACTATTTTTGGAACAATTATAGGTGTTTTATTTATAATTCAAGGGGTACTCAATATTCGGTTTAATCATACTATAGTGACGATGCAAGATCACATAGATACTCTTGAACAACTTCACTGGGCTCGTACAAATCCTATTCGCATCGTTGAACATGAAGCAATAGAAGACCCTGATTGTGGAACTCCAGCAGATATCTAAAGTCTCTCATTTAATAAATAGTAATGGAAGCGATTGCTGCACTAGGTCTAGCATTAGGTCTTATTTCATTTTTTCAATGTATATGCTTGAACTGTATGTGTGTTTGTTTGAATAAAGTGTATGACCGATTAGAAAAACTCGAGACTACGTGTCCTGTTTGTAATTATAAGAAGTTCTATGATCTACATCACAGACCGCATATAA